GGCTATCTATTAGCGGTGCACAAATTATTGGTATTCCAACAGGCTCTTTCTCAGACACTGCTGTTGAAATCACCTGCACCCGCGCATCTACCTCGGAAAGCGTGGCGTTCAATCTAACCATTCCAGGTACAGTTACTAGCACTAACCTTGCAACCGGTGCACCAACAGGTCCAACAGCGACCCCCATCACTAATGGGTATAGTCTAGCAATCACTAGCTCTAATCAATTTGGCACATGGTCTATGACTACTGTTCCAGGTATCACTTATTGTGCGCGTGTAAAAGTTGTAACGGGTGCGACAACGGGTGACACTCAGGATATTTCTATAAGAGCAACAGGCACGAATACTGGGTCTGTTCAAGGTTATGAGTATGATAAACAATTCGGTGTTATCAATGAGCGAATTGTTAAGGCTGGATCTGTAACCGAGACAGTTGAATTGTTCTTCCGCGCTAAAACAACGACAACATATTTACAGATAGGTAGACAGGCATTATATAGAGAAGGATCACAAAATCCAACCTCACAAACAGCCCCAGCAACTACTAGTATTACAGTTACTGTTGAAGGAACGACCTGTTTTCCTATTGCGGATAGTATTGTTGCAGGTGATACGTCAACCCTTAATCAGCGTTGGTATCGTGACGGTCCTATAAAACATGTACTTAACCGAGCAACTAACTGGCGTAGAAGTTATACTGGAGCACCCATAGTACAAAATAGTGCGGGCGACCCAATCCAGGTGCTAGCTCAGACACCTGTTGGCCATAAAGGTGGTATACTGCGTTACACAATAACTAGTCTACATCAGCAAAATGGTGCTACTCTTAACTATGGCTTAAATAGAGATAGCGATATTAGAGCGGCAGGACAAGGCTTCAGAGAAGGCATACTTAAAACCGATTGTAAAACGGAATATCTAGCCTCTTACAATAGTGAACCCCATGCTTTAGGTATTCCAGTTATTTTTAGTGCGGCTAAGGCCGGTCTTGTAGGTTCTCTCAATAAGGCAATGAGTTATAACTGGATGTCTGGATCAGACAATCAGTATGCGATTGCTGACGGGTCTGAACTCCACGTAGTCACTACTATGCCAGAAGCGGGTAGAATACCTTTTACTCCTTCTACAGTATTAACACAGAAGGCATGGCTATATACTGACCAGATTAGTGATGGGTTCGTTAATGCTTATCCCGATCCTGTGGCAAGGCCTGGAACTTATACTACACTATCAGACCACCAGGCGTTATTGACATATCTTGTCACCCAACGCCCAACTAATGCTGATGGCCATAGTCCTGCTACTGATGCAATGCACTTCACGCGACATCAGGAATATTACCGTCGTGATACACAAGCCAATATTGCCTCTCTAGTGGCTACTATGACTCTTTCTGACATGAGTACTTCTGAACGTCGCACAGCAGTAGAGATGTTAATCCAGAGAGGTTTAATAGATTATACTTGGGTGGCTTCTGGCTCTGGGTTTATATCTGGTGGTGCTTCTGGGCTTTATAAGATCGGCATGATGATGTTAGCCCTTCTATTAGACGGGACAGAGCAAACAGCACTCAAGACGGCACTAGGTGTGGCATTAACAGCAAATGAAGCTGTGACGCCGGGAACAACGCCAATAACCGGGCGATGGACCGCGTTGCCGGATGATAGCTATTTCAGCTACATCCCAACGGGTATGATAGGGCAGACGTTAACCGAGTCTGGTACAACAGGACGTCCGCGAGCGCCCTTCCCTGATTTTGCTCTTGGTATGCCAGAGTGGAGAAACAACGATGCGGGCGCGGCCGCAAATCACATCAATCTGAACTCCACAGGCATCAACATGAAGAAGGATGGATACTTCGGAACAGCCCTTCTAGGTGCCGCTATTACCTATACCTTCATGCGCTATTATCCAGGGGCTTATACGCTTTGGGATAATTCGGTTTCATTCGATGCCGTTGACCGCTTTGTTTATTGGAGAAAAATTGCTGGCACTAATGATACAGGTGGAAATGGTACTTGGGGTGATGATATAGGTCCTGGTACTTTAGCCATGTTCGATGCGCTGCGTTCGCCTTCTGGCGCTCCCGTTTCTGCCCAGCAGTGGGGCTTGACCAACACCGGAACGGTTGTTGTTGGTAGTCAGACGGCTTATAGTGTCCCTGTTATGAGATCGTGGCCAAATGGCGTACCAACAGACTATGACGTAGCGGGGGAATTTGCTAGCGAATTCCCAATTACGAGCCGCACAATTGGGCAGTGTTATGATGCTAGCATGTCTCCCATTTCGACACCTGCATGGATTACTAATGGTTCTGGTACAAATATTACAGTAACTACCCCAGATACTTCTACATTAGTATTTGTGGATATTACTGGTACTAATACAAATGGTTCAACTGTTGCCCGAGTGGCAATTAAGGGCTCATAAAATTTATTAGTTAAAACAAAATTGGGGTTGACTATTAACCCCAATTTTGATATACTTATAAAAATAATTTGGAGAATAAAATTTTGTGACGGATTTAAAAAGAGATCCTATAAAATATGTTAGGGATAAAGCAAAAGCCAAATATAATAAGGGTTCTAGTTGTGAAATTTGTGGTACTAAAGAAAATTTAGATTTTCACCATTATTACACATTAACTCCTCTGTTTAATAAGTGGCTTGGTAAAAACCAGATTAACTCCGAAAAACAATTATTAGAGCTAAGGGACTCTTTTATAGAGCAACATTTAGCAGAACTTTATGATTATACGGTAACTTTATGCCATACCCATCATATGCAGTTACATTCTATATATGGCAAAGATCCCCCTCTAAGTACTGCGAAAAAGCAAGAGCGTTGGGTAAGTATTCAAAGAGAGAAAAATGGGATTATTTAATTGGACTATAGAAAAGCTAAACCCCGCACAAAGATATATTAGTAGTGAGGGTAAGCTAGAGGTATCTACCTCAGCCTCGGCCTATTACTCTTATCAGCAATGTTTTGAGAAACTAGAAGTAGTTAATCGTGGTATTAATATGATTGTAGATGATACGGCAGCTATTAGCTATACTGTAGGCGATAATAAAAAATCTACTAAATTTGGGTTAAAGAAATCCACCTTAAATTATTTACTTAATGTGGAACCTAATCCATTTCAAGATATAGATGCCTTTAGACGCACATGTTTAATGGATCTAGTAATAGAAGGAAATATATTTATATATTTTGATGGTGCTCATATGTACCATCTTCCTGCAAATAAAGTAACTATACTTAGTGATCCTAAAACGTTTATTTCAGGGTATAAATATGATGGTGGAGGCCTTACTTACAATGTAGATGAGATAATCCATATAAAAGATAACTCTTTTAAATCTATTTTTAGAGGAGATTCTAGATTAAGACCTTGTGTTGATACTATGAATCTTATTATAAGAATGAGAAAGTTTCAAAAGAATTTCTTTGATAATGGGGCTGTTCCAGGCTTAGTTATTAAAACTAAAGATACTCTTAATCAGCGCTTAAAAGATAGACTTCTGGGTGAATGGTTAACTAAATATAGACCTGATTCAGGTGGAAAGCGCCCAATTATTCTAGATGGTGGCATGGAGATAGATACTATTTCTGCTGTTAATTTTAAAGAGTTAGACTTTCAACAGGCTATTATAGAATCAGAAAAAATAATACTTAAATGCTTAGGAATACCGCCTCTTCTTATTGATAGTGGTAATAATGCTAATATTAGGCCTAATCATAGAATGTATTACTTAGAAACTATTATACCTATTATAAATAAACTAAATTCAGCTTATAGCAGATTTTTTGGTTTTGAGATATATGAGGATGTCAGCTATATAGAGGCCTTAAGGCCTGAACTTAGCGATCAAGCAAATTACTTACAAAGTCTAGTAAATGGTGGTATTATAACTGCCAATGAAGCTAGATTAGAATTAGGAAAAGAGCCACTAGCAGGCCATGACGACATAAGAATTCCAGCCAATATTGCTGGTAGTGCGGCCAATCCTTCCCTAGGCGGAGCTCCAGGAGGAAAAGAATGAGCCGAAGAAGTGAAATGGTCGAGATATTAGATAATTACTTTAAAGAACAAGGTAAAATATTCGACGTTATGGAATATAAGTATTCCGAAGATGTGCCTATCAGGCCGGGTGTCTTGAGAAAGGTATTTGGATCTTGGGGTAGGTTGGAGAAAATAATTATGGCGCGTAGAGAGCGTTCAACAAGCCCAACAAATGTTGATGAGGTTTTAGCTGCTAGACACGCGGCAGAAGTGGCTAGAACTAGTCCTGTAGAAGAAGAACCTGTCGTTCTAGTTAATGTAAAGAAAGAAGTCAAACCTGTAAAGGAAGAAATTAACCCAGAGCCTGTTAAGACTCAGAGTACTGTAAGTACGGTTAAGGCAACTAAATAATGATTTTTAAACTTTTATCCACTATTAAATCAGTAAGTGAGGACAATGGTGTTTTAAGGATAAAAGGTTATGCTAGTACTTCTGATACAGATAGAGCAGGCGATGTAGTTTTACCTAGTGCTTGGTCTTCAACAGGTTTAGATAATTTTAAACTAAACCCAATAATTTTATTTAATCATAACTATAATAAGCCGATTGGTAGAGCTGTAGAGTTAGAAATAGATGCAAAAGGTCTGCTTATAACTTGTGAAATTAGCTCAGCCGCAGGTGAAATTAAAGCTCTTATTAAAGATGGAGTTTTAACTACATTTTCTGTAGGATTTATGATTAAACAAGCAGACTATAATGAAACGACAGATGGTTATATAATCAAAGAAGCGGAGTTATACGAAGTATCAGTAGTTTCAGTGCCTTGTAACCAAGGAGCTGTTTTTAGTATTAGCAAATCTTTAAAACCCGATGAATTAAAGGTATTTAAGAAAGACATACTAGGCCAAGTCTCAGAAGAAGAAAATTCAGATGCTGTGAAAACGCCTATTATTGATCCTAAAGAGGGATCAAAACCGGAGAAAAAAATGAACGAAGAAGAATTAGCAGCATTTGGCGCTAAAATAGCTCAAGCGGCCTTAGCTCAGCAAAAAGCTGCTAGTGACGCGGAAGCTCAGCTGAAAGCTTCAAAAGAAGCTGAGGATGCTAAAATTTCCGCTGCTTCTGAAAAGGCAGCTACTGTAGCCGCTACAGCCGCTGCAAAAAGTGTAGAAGAGTCAATGCTTGGCACTTTTGATACAAAACTTAAAGAAAATAACGAAAACTGGGAAAAGACTTTCAATGAAATGAAAGCAGATTTTGAAGCTAAATCAACAGAGCTTAAAGCTATGTATGAAAGCAAGAGAAACTTCAGTGACCGAGGAGGTTCGGTAACGGATCTTAGCAAGGATACTGAAGCCCTAGAGATGGCTAAGGACGCATATGTTCTAAGTAAAATCACTAAGCAAGCAATGCTAGATACTGTTGTAGGAAAGGCTTTTGCCCAAAAATATAATCAGCACTCTTCTGTAGAAGTTGGTGATGATAATCTTGAGCTTACAGTAAGCACGAGTATTGAGCGTGATATTTGGAACGCACTTGTTCTAGCACCTATGTTCAGAGAAGTAACGATGAACAGCGCTACAATGACCTTCCCAATCATGCCTGATGCTGGTTATGCTGAAATTACCACAAATACTACAGCCGCTGGTACACAACCAGGTGGTAACATGGATGAGCGCGGAGCTACTTTTGGTTCTCCTTATGGTGGTATTGGTCTAAGCAATCAAACTCTAACCACTATCAAGATGATTTCCAAAGCATACCTTGGTAATGAAACAGAAGAAGACGCTATTCTTCCTATTCTTCCTCTTATTCGTGAGTCGATGATTCGTTCACAGAAGAGAAGTGTAGAAAATATGTTCCTAGCAGGTAACCACGCTGATGGTGTATATACTTCGGGTGCAGCAAATGGTCTTATTAAGATCGCTAGCACAGGTAGCCGTACTCTTACAGCTGCAGGTACTGCAACTAAGCTTACTGGTGCCGCACTTCTTGATATGCGTAAAGCTATGGGTAAATATGGTATTAACCCAATGGATGTTAACTATATCGTTAGCCAGTCCTGCTATTTTGATCTTCTTCAAGACGCAGAATTTGCTGATATGGATCTAGTTGGCGGACAAGCTATTAAGATCACTGGACAGGTTGGTACTATTTACGGTTCTAAGGTTGTTATCTGTGATGAGTTTGCAACACCAGCAACCGGTAAGTACCATGCTCTAGCTGTTAATACTCGTAACTTCATTGTTCCTCGCCTACGCGGTGTTACCGTTGAGAGTGAGTATCAGGTTGAAAATCAAAGAACTGCTCTTGTTACAAGTCAGCGTCTTGGCTTCAACGAAGTTATTCCGAGTGCTACAGCCGTTATTGGTCTTAAGTACGCTTAAGGGAGAAAGACTTTTTGGGGGAGCAAGTCTCCCCCAAGGTTTTTATTAGGTTATTATGATAACATTACAAAATTATAAAGATTACTATGGCTTAGTTAAAACTGACGAAGACACAAGGACTCAACTAGTTATCGACGCCTCTAATAGTTTAATAAAAGCTTACCTTGGTACAGGTCTAACAGACTATTACAGTGTGCCTAAAGTAGAAACTATTTCTATTGATTATGACACTGATGTAATATTTCCACAAATATATCCTATAGTAGCAGTCAGCTCGATAACAGAGTCTAGTATTGATAGTGGTGGAAGTACGGTATATCTTACACTTACTACAGACGTAGATTATATTGTGTTAGAGGATAGAATCTTACGAATATATAATTCAGCGCCCTACTGCTGGGCACAAGGTCCTGCTAGTATAGTATTAACATATACGGCTGGGTACTCGGCAACTCCAGGAGATGTAAAGTTAGCAAGTATATTACTTACACATTATTATTTACAAGAAGAGTATAAGCAATCCAAGACAATTATGGGAACTTCTATAATTAATGTAGTAAGTAAAGATCCCTCTATCCCTCCATATATAAGAGCATTATTAGATCCTTATAAAGCAACATGATAAAAATACTTGAAAGACTAGCTAGGCTATCAGAAAAGAAGAGATATTATAGTTTATATATTAGTTCAACAGAAATAAACTCTCCAAACGCTGAAGAGGCTTATAAGTTAATGCTTAACGCCGCTAGATCAATGAGTTTAACAGTAGAGCCTCAGACAGTAGGTACCTATATATATGGGACAAAAGCTAACTTAGATTATATTATTTTTAAAGGAAAAAAGTTTCTAGCTACTAAAGAGGTATCTCCAGCTATATTATCCACAGTTAGTATTGCGGATATAACCAATAATTTCTCTATCAGTTCTAAATTTAAAGGGGATACTAAAGAGTTTTTAGTTGAATGTATACTAGGGGTTCCTGATAATAACTTTATAAATGAGGCTATGTCTTATTTAAAAAGCCATGACTGGGCTAACCAAAAAGGTTCAGACTCCAAAGTAGAAAATATAAAAAAGCAAGTAGAAAATGCTATCTTCAAAAAGAAGCAAAAGCTAGACTATCGTGCGAGTAAATATAACTTAACTAGACGTATTAAAACTAAGACTCTTAGATTCGATCCTACTGAAAATGATATTAGAGTAGAATCTGTAAGGTCTAATACTAGTTTAATAGCTCTACTTAACGCCAAGCTACCCCTAGCTGTAAAGGTTAATATGGGACTACCTAGGCTTCGCAATAGAACGGGAAGACTGGCCGAGAGCGCTAGAATTACTTCTATAGATAAAACGGAGAAAGACTTCTTACGTATATCCTATACATATCAAAGGTCCCCCTACGATGTGTTCGATAGACAGTTAGGGCGCAGCCCCTGGAATATACCCTCTAGAGATCCTAAACTACTTATGGAAGCCTCTATTAGAGACTTAGCTAAGAATATAATTAAAGAGAGATTTTACGTTAGGAGAGCGCAGTGACAGCAAGATTATGGACTAGTAAACGTGCAGCTATTGCTACAGCTTTAGCTAATGTTTTTAAGGATATAGATGGGACTGGCTCTTATTTAACTGACTTGGGTAATAATAGCCATCCAATCTTAAAATTCTGGGATGAAATTAATGAATTCCCAGCAGTACATATAGGTATTGGTACAGAAAGGCGAGAATATCAAGGAGGCGGATACAAGGATCGCTACCTAACCATAACAGTAAGATGTTATGTAAAAGGTGAAGAACCCACTGTCTCCTTAGAGAAATTACTAGAGGATTTGGAAACTGTTATAGAAAATAATGGCAGGTTGGCTTATCTAGATTCCTCTAGTAATACACAATATACACATGATATACAAATTTTGAGTATAGACACCGATGAAGGTGTACTAGCTCCCTTAGGAGTAGGAGAAATCATACTCCAAGTACACTACTAATGTTCTTCCGCTAAAACAAATGTTTACACGAGGAATAATGTAGAATAGGAGAATTAAATGCCAGTTTCAGCCGGCGCTACCAATCTATATTTGGCTAAACATACACGAGTGTTCCTTGCTCAAGGCTCTAATATATGGGAAATTCCCGTATTGGATGGATACTCTTTTAGTCAAGCTACAAATACTTCAGAAATAACTCTGTCAGAGATGACAGACGCAACCGGCGCTTCTAGGCGCGCCAAACAAGTTGTTACCGATTCTCTCGCTCCTAGTGAGTGGAGTTTCAGCACATATGCTAAGCCTTATCTAGTAACAGGTACTCCTGATGTTATGCATTGCGTAGAAGAGCCTCTTTGGGCCAACTTCGTGGCCACAAACGTATATACACCAGCTACTCCCGCGTGGTCAAAGGCTATCACTTTAGGTACTGGAGCCCTTGACATTGACTTTAATGACTCCAACTTTACTACACTTGGTACATTTGACCTCTACTTTGTTCTAGGTGCTGCTAACGTAACTGGTGTTAATTACCTTGCTGATGGTGATACTACTATCTACAAGATTACAGGTGCTGTAACTAACGAAGTCTCTGTAACCTTTGACATTGAAGGTATTACTACACTCGCGTGGTCAGGTTTTGGTGAGTCTATTGAAGAAGTTACTTCTTATAACGCAACAGGTGCTATTGTGGCTGGTATCACTGATACTAGCAACTTTATTCGTAATAGACTTACTGCTCTTACTGCAAATAGCTCTATTAGTGGTAGCTCTGTAGATTATGATATTACACTTACTGGTGGTAGTATTACTATTAATAATGGTATTACATTCTTAACCCCTGAAACAATTGGTCGAGTTAATAAACCTATTGGTCACGTTGCCGGAACCCGCTCTGTTAGTGGTACATTCACAGCCTATCTAGATGAGAAAACAAATTCAACAATCGATCTCTTCGAAGACATCAGCACAAACCTTCTAGCTGTTACTAATAGTTTCGCTCTAGACTTTTATGTTGGTGGTAAGGACACGGGAGACGCTCCTGTTGCTCCGGGTCTACAATTTAAGATTCCTAAAGCTCACTTGACACTTCCTGCTATTAATGTTGCCGACGTTCTTTCTGTAGAGGTTTCCTTTACAGCACTACCTTCAACGCTTAGTGCAACGGATGAAATCACCAAGATTTCGTATATAGGGTTGTAATAAAATAGAGCTTGACTTTTTGGTCTAATTTTTATATAATAGGGAACAAGGGATTAACTTTGTTCCCTATTTTTATGGATTTATTATGTATAATATAAAAAAGGAAACAAAAGCTTATATAGTCTACGAAGGAAAAACCTTTAATATAGATATATATCCTGACTATAATTTTAATCAGACATTTACTGAAGTAGCTATTAATAAGCGAACCCTACACGATCAAAATAATGTATTTCAAGATGCAGTTATAGTAAAAGCAAATCCAGCTAATTTTAATTTTACAACTCCTCTTTATAATGAGGATGATCTTGATGACGATATTAGATTAGTAGTGGAATTACTTATAAACTGTTCTAGTTTTGACCTATACTTTGAAGGTAATACTAAATATAAACTAACTAAATGTGTAATTGAAACAGGTACTTTTCAGTTTGCTAGAGATAATATAGTTACACTATCAATCGCGGGCACCGCATCTAGACTGACTGAGGATGTAGGTGTGGGAGCTTCAGCTCCATACGTAGATTTTAGCTACCTACCTATAATGCCTTATAAGTTTAGTGTAAACATTGATAGTGAACAAAAAGAAGGTATTGCGGGTATTACGGTTGAGCTTCAAAATAAAATATCTTGGATAACTTATGGAACCCTTCATGAGAGTTTGTCTGTTAGTTCGGAAACTAATAGTATATACCCACTTAATTATGTAATAGATGAAAAAGTTCTGAGTGGTACAGTACAACAATATTTAACTAGTATTAATAAAGATACAGTTAATACATGGAGAAATGGAGTTCCAATTGTTATTACTGCAGGTAAATATGATCCACTAATAATAGATATACCTAATGCTATTTTTACTAATAGATTAGATCCTACTGCAGATTTATTTATGCAGTTTTTTGATTTTAGAATGACAAGTACAAATACAAATCTTACTGATATAGTAAGATATTTATAAGGAGTAATAATGGATTTAAGAAGTTTAGTAGTTGACACAAAGTCGGCTTGGATTCCCTACCCTGGACTAGAAGGTTTTGAGGTTGAAGTAGCTCACCTTGGTAGAGAAAAAGTAATCGAGATGAGAAAGCGTTGCACAGAAACACGCTTTGATAGAAAGTCTAGATTGCCTGATGAGTTTTTAAATGAGCAGAAATTTATTAAAGAGTTTACTAAAGAAGCGATTAAGAATTGGAAGGGTTTTAAAACTAAGTATCTTCAAGAGTTCGTACTTCTTAATAATGAAGTCAGTAAAGAAGACTTAGAAAAAGAAGTAGAATTTTCCATTGAAAGTGCTGAGTTTTTAATTTCAAAATCATCTGTGTTTGACCAGTGGATCAATGAGGCGGTGTTTGATCTCGATAACTTTCGTAGAGACTGAATTAGAGGAGCTATGGGATAGACTAGAGGCTTGGCAAAACAATACTGAACAAGGTATGACTAGAGATAAGTATTTCTCTATGTGTGACCAGTTAAATCAGGAGCCAAACCCTACTAGAATACCTCCCGATCTAGAAGATTTTCCTGTAGATGTTCAAAAAGCTCTAATTATATTCAATAAATTAGGGGATAGAGTAGTAGCAGACATAGGTTACTTAGGTAAAGACTATACCCAGCTACCTGTATACTTTGATGCATATAATATTACTAATAAACGCCTATGTCTAGAGGTTTTACTTCGATTAGACTCTAGACTAATAAAAAATTCTGCTGATAAGATGAAGGCTGAGAGAGAAAAGATAAAAAGGCAGAATAAGCCCTAATAAGGTTGAGCACTATAGTGGCATCAAATAATAAAATTCTTGTAGAAATACAAACTACTGACAAAGGAACAACTAAGATAGCTGTTTCTGAGTTAAACAAGTTAGATGGAGCAATAAGCCGCGTTTCTAGAAGTAATAGAGACGCGGCTAAAGGTGCTCATCAACATTATGATGCAATGAATAAAGGGGTTATTGGTACTGCAAATGGTACTAAAAATTTCTCTAAGATGGCAAGTACTTTAGGCGGATCAAACGGCCTCGTAGCTGCATATGCGGGTCTAGCGGCTAATATATTCGCGGTAACAGCAGCTTTTAATGCTCTGCGCAATGCAGCTCAGGTCGAGCAAGTTATGCGCGGTCTTGAGGCTAGTGGTAATCGTGTAGGTAGAACTCTTACTAATACAGCTCGTGCTCTTAAAGAAGTAACAAATAATGCGATCAGTATGGAAGACGCTATGCGCTCTACAGCGCAAGTTGCTTCTGCTGGCTTTGGCTCTGATGCAGTAGTTGCTTTAGGTAAAGCTGCTCGCGATACGTCTTTTGCTCTCGGTCGTAATATGACAGATGCGCTTGATCGTATTACAAAGGGTGTTGTTAAGTTAGAGCCTGAACTTCTCGATGAGCTGGGTATTATGACTAAATTAACGGAGTCTAATACTAAAATGGCGGCCTCTCTAGGTAAGTCAGAAAGTCAACTTACTTCTTTTGAAAAGCGTCAAGGATTCCTTAATGCAGTTCTAGAAGAAGCTACGGTTAAATTTGGGGGGCTAGCAGAAGCTGCTGGTGATTCCACAGCCTATGATAATCTAGCAGCTAGCTTCTCTGACCTTACCACACAAATCTTTAAGACAGTAAATGTTATTAGTCCAGCTATTCAGTTTTTGGCTAATAATCAGCTAGCTCTGTTAGGCGTAATGGGCCTTTTTGTAAGTAGTATAAAAGGTCAATTATTACCAGGTCTAGTTAATGCTGCAAAAGCTTCGGAAGAAGTAGCATTAAGATTTAAAGAAGAAGCTGTGCAAGCAAAAGCTGCCGCTACGGCTGAACTAGCTCGTGCCCAGGCTATTAAATCCTCAGCTGCTACAAATCTTGCTAATAATTTATCATTAGATATAGGGTCAAAGAAGCTACAGCAAATGACTACTAACTTGAGAGAAGGGGCCGACGCTACACTTCTTCAAGATAAGTATATTGGTAAGTTAAATCAATCAATAGGCGGTCTAAAATCCCAGAGAAGTCTAGCGGAGTCTTTAGGGGATACTGCTAAAGTATCTTTTTATGATAATAAAATAGCTGCTGTTAATAAGCAAATAGATACATTTAAAAGCTTACAAAAAGTTCAAACAGAAGGGGCTACTTTAGAGCAGTCTCAGCTTACAGCAATAGAAAAGGCTAGACGAGATGCTAATATTAAAACGAAAGAATATGCTGCTCAGTCTAAACTATCTATGGCCCAACAAGCTGCTGCCAGCGGTCAGCTAACTATAGCATTTAAATCTTGGACAGCTTCTATTAATGAATATAATATTGCTCAACGTTTAGCTGCAAAAGGCAGCTTAGTATCATTTGCTACTATTAAAACTGCGGCATATGCTACGGCTACAGGTATTAAATTAATAGGTATTTCTATACTTACTTGGCTGCCTTATTTAGGTTTAGCCACAATAGCTTTTGACGCTTTAAGAGCCGGTATTACAGCACTTAAATCGGATAGAGTTAAAGAGCTTGAGAAAAATCTAGCCTCACTTGATGAGATTCTTTCTTCTTACACTAATAAGATGAGAGAAGTAGAACGTATTAACGCTTCCAATATCTCTAGTTCCTTGAAGCAAGCTCAGGCTTATAATATTCAAACTAACTCCCTTCTAGAGTTATCAGATGCACTGCTTAAAGCGGCTAAAGCTAAGGAAGACTTAGCTAAAGATCCTAAAAGTGGAATCGCATCTTTTACTGATGCATTATTTAGAGGGAAGGATGCTAATACTAGTTATCAACTGAGTATAAGACAGAACTCTTTAGCTATAAGAGCTTTTGGGTCAGAGCTTGACAAAGCTTATTCTAAGGGTGGACTACGCTTCCTACCCAAAGATATAGAAAAATCCATAACTGCGTTAGATGCTTTAGAACAAAATACTAGCCCTACTGTTCAAGCTTATGTGAAATTACAGGGCGGAATAGAAGCTATAGGAAAAGCCGCTATCGCTAGCGGTAATCCTATGGAATATCTTGGTAAAATTACTGGACAAGCCGGTCAAGCTAGTTTTACAACTAATCAAGCTCTTCAAGATCTTGAAAAAAGCTTGAAAGAGGCCAACCTTGCTTCAGGGGAGTTTAGTAGATCATTTACTCCCACAACTTCTTTCGATAAGTTTAATGATTCTTTAACTGCTGTACAAAATAATCTAACTATACTTAGTGACGAATTTGCTAAAGGTAATAATTTATCTGATTATACCCTACAACTAGCTAATATAGGATCTAACCTTAGTAAGTATTTAGATACTTCTATAGCTCGTGACTTAGCGAACTTTGATAAGCTAAGTGCAGAACGAAAAAAAGAAGTATTACAGATAACAGAAGAAACATTTAATAGTATTAATAATACCGTATCAGCTGCCAGAGCGGGGATGATTGTAGCTAAAGAACAAGTATCTTTAGCACAAGCGATATTGTCTGCCAATGACAGACTTTATAGTAAAACTGCTTCGGGCTTAGCTGCTAAATTTAAAGCTGAAGATAATATTAGATCTTTACAAGTAAAACAACTTGAAATTGAGAAATCTTTACAAGAAAGTGGTATATTAAGGTTAAAGTCTAAGTTAGAAGAACTAAAAGTTCAAAAAGGTATAACTGCTGAGACTATAAATACTCAAATTGCAGCAGCTAGAGCTGAGGAGGCTCAAGCTAAAATAAGTGCTATTAAAGCTGGTCTAAGAGATCCAGATAAGCCTTTAGCTATAACTTCGGGAGCGGCTGTATCCGGTAATAAAGAGGTAGTAGCTTATAATACTTACCAGTTAGCCAAAAGCCAAACAAAAGAGCTAGAGAAACAATTAGCTAACTTTAGAGAATCTCAAAGTATACAGAAAGAAATTGAGACTACTCAACGTGCTATAAGTTCATTAAACAGTCAAATCAGCGCAATTTGGGCCTCCGCCCCAAGCAATGCGCAAAAGCTTGCACTTATTTCACAGAGACAAGTAGAGATCACTAATGAGCAAAGAAACTCTCTTAAAGAGGTAAAGTCTATACTTGATGATAATGATAATACGCAGGATTCGATCCTTAGTACAATAAAAGGTACTAATGATTCACTTAATCAACAGCTTATTATTATTACCCGTACTGCTAATCAGAAAAGAAAAGCTCTTCAGGATGAGTATGCTATACAACGTGATATTCTTTCAGGAGCTCAAAAAGTGGCACAAGCAGATCTTGCTAGAGCGACTACTAAGGAAGATCGTCAAGTAGCTCAAGATGTTCTTAGACTTACTAAGCAGCAGATCGATGTACTTGATTATAAGCTAAGAGCCCAACAACAAAGTATTGACCTTGAAGAGCAATCTGCTAAGGTATCTAAAGTCGTTTTTGATACTAGAACAAAAGGTCTCGAGATTCAGCAAGATAGCTTAAGTTTTGTTCAGAAGGAAATTGATGCTACTAAGGAACTCAAAAACCAGCTTCAAACACGATATGAGCTTGATCTTAAATATAGATTTAAAAAGTCTGGTATTGAACTAAGTGCAGAAGCACAACAAGCTCTAGAAATTAGAGCTGCTGCAAATGCATATAAACTCGCAGTTTCAGAGAGTGGTATTAAAAAAGAACTTATTAAACTTGAGTTCGCACTTCTTGAAGCTAAGAGAATACAAAGCATAGCTGATCTTCAGGTTCAAAAAGCTAATTTAGCTACAATAGCCGGGACTGAGAGACAAGTACAGCAAATTGACGCGGTACTTTCTACTCTATCGAAAGTAGATCTTACTAGTGCTGTCTCTAAACAAATTCAAGCTATAGATGCTGAAATAGGTAATAAGCTTACGGAGCTTAAAACAGCCGCCATTACTACAGGTACTCGTGCAGGAGGAGCTCTAGCAGCTTTTTATTCTGTACAGGAGCTAGTAAAAGCTAAGAAAGCAGCACAAGAAGCAATCGCATCAGCTACAGTTAAGCAAGTAACTAAATCTCTAATAGATACTAATAATGCTATTAGCAAGCCTATTATAGACTCTAATACTGTACTAGTACAGTCTAATCAGGATTTGAGAGCCTCTGTAGAAGCTTTAGATGCTACACTAACTAAGCAGTTAGAGTCTACAGGTATTCAATCAGCTGCTAATCCACTAATTGCTTTTGGCAACTACGTTAAATCTCTAGGATTATCTCCTGGCGAACACGAGGCTTTTGGCGGCGTTAATAAAAAGCATGGAAAAAACTCTAGACACTATAGTAATAGAGCTATTGATATTAATGCACCTAAAAGCGGGGTAGTAGAAGCTAATGATCCTTATTATGGACCTTTATTCGATAAGCTAGAAAGAAAAGCTAAAGAACTAGATTTAAACGTACTATGGCGTGTTAAAGATCATTATGATCATATGCATGTTAGTATAGCTAATGCTATTATTGAGTCTGCTGCTAAAGCGGACGATAAAGTTACTAATGATATAGTTGTAACAGGTAAGAAACAAGTACCTTTATATTCAGGTGCACAAATTGATATGCCTATTAATGATAACTCTATAGGACCTGTACCTATTGCTAAAGAAATAACTGACCCAACTGGATTCAAAGCCGTTGGAGAAAGTTTAGGTCAGGTAACTAATGCACTACAATTAGCTAACATAGCAGCTCAACCTTTATTAGAAACTTTTAGTAAATTAGGGCCAGAAGGTGAAATTGTTCTCGCTATTAATGAGGGAGCTATGGCTATGAGCCAAAGTTTCGCAGTTATGTTCGATACCTTAGGCAGTGCCTCAGCCTCTAGTACGGAGAAATTTGTATCTATAGCTTCAGCAGCAAGTAGCGCTTTAGGTACTATTAGTAGTGTACTTGATGCTAACGCTAGAGCTAAAGTTAATAATATAGAGCAAGAAATTGCTGCTGAAGAAAAACGTGATGGTAAAAGTGCTCAGAGTGTAGCTAAAATAGCAGCTCTTGAGAAGAAGAAAGACGCTATACAGCGTAAAGCTTTCAACACCAATAAAAAGATAATGATGGCTCAGGCCATTATTAGTACTGCTACAGGTATTGCTACAGCTCTTTCTTATGGCCCTATAGGTATACCTTTAGCTGTTGCTATTGGTGCAATGGGTGCAGCACAGCTTGCTATTATTGCAGGAACTTCCTATCAATCTACGGCGGCTAATACTGCTACAGTTACTACCCCCTCAACCCTTTCAATAGGTAAGATAGGTAGTAACGTAGATCTTGCAAAGCAAAATACAAATGCAGGAGGTGAAATAGGTTATCTTAGAGGAGCTAAAGGTACTGGAACTACGTCATCCAACTTTAAAGTTATAGGCTCAGCCTATGGTGGTGAGCTTGGACGCGGTTATGGTAATGCAGGTTTCTTAGTAGGAGAAAAAGGACCTGAGGTTCTTACTCCTGATGTACCTATTACAGTATCTCCTGTCAATGATAATAATAGAGGCTCACAGGTTCCAATAGAAGCCAATATTAATATCCATGCAATCGACTCAAGAGGCATGGTACAGGTATTAGATGAACAAAGAGGAAATATTATAAGTATGATAAGAGAAGCAGCTAACTCTAGCGGACAAAGCTTTCTAGAGAATGTGGATGTAAATGCTTATACTAGACCTAGCGTGAGTAAATTATAATGGCCACTTTTACAAGTTTTTCTAATATATTACCTGACCCAGTATTTAAAATAGGGACAGCCGGTAATCTAGACTTATCCTCTGGATTACCGGGTCCCGGTTTTGCATCTGTTAATTTTCAAAGTAATGAAGATGTAGAAGTATCAAGAACTATCAGTGGTCGAGGTATACATAGAGATCAAGGATCGCAGCATTTTAGTTTTAGTATAAAATATAACCCCATGTTAAGAGAAGAATTTGAACCAGTAGAAGCTTTTTTAGCCGCTAGAAATTCTCGCAGGGATCCCTTTTTTGTAGTATTACCTCAATATAGTAGACCGCGAGATGATACATTTAATACTTTTGTTAATTCAAATGCAACAAGATTAGTAGGCTCACACTTAGCTGGGGCTTCTAGCATTTTGATAGATGCTCCCGCCGTTATACAAGGTACTCCAAAATCAGGAGATATTCTTAATATAAGTGATCCTGCTAATATTAATCATCTTAAGGCTTATAAAGTAACATGGGTAGAGACTAATGCGTTATATAAAGTAGGCACAACCCAACCATCTACTAGCCAGATAAGGGTTCATATAAGCCCACCCTTGCAGAAAACAAGTAGTGATAACTCCGACATTGTATGGATAAGTCCTAAATTCAGAGTAATTACTAGAGGAAATTTAAGAGAGTACGAGTTAAGCACAGAAGGCTTATATTCTTATTCGTTAGACTTAGAGGAAATTCAACCATAATGTTAATCGAAAGACCCGTAGATGCAGCCCTAAAAGAATTATTAGTTAATAATACACCTTTTAGTTATGCTCATTTAATCAAATTTGAAAGACCTAGTAGACCAGATATTAATGGTACTATATCTACCTCTAAAGAAAGATATACTTATCTTACTGATGCTAGCAGAGATGTAATTTTTGATGATGGATCTACGGATGTTTATGGTGCTTCTAACGGACCTCAGACCTATATAGCGAATAAAGTTCTTTCTGTGGGTACTGTATATGAAGCATCAGAAGCCAAACCTTCTAACACTAGTATTAAACTAGATGGCAGCGCTATAGGCGCGCAAGTACAAAATGCAGTAGTTACTGTTGCTTCTGTAAACGCTAGTACTTGGGATGTTACTTTCCCCTCAGGTGTAGACCTTGTTTACGAAGGCTTTCGTGAGGGTGATAAGATAGATTTTAACTCTGAAGGATATTTTAATATAGAATCTTTTAGAGTTAATAATGTTGTACGTCTAGTAAAAATAGACGATACACTTACTACAGGCACAAGGTCTGTAAATGTGTATTTAAGTTCAGAAGAAATAAAGTCTATTCTACTAGATAAAACTAGTCCTGATTATAACTCTTTTATTAATAGAGAAGTATATATCTACAGAGGGTACTTTGTAGACGGTCAGGTAGTGGGTAGTCCTTTTCTACTTTTTAAAGGTATAATATCTAATGTTAACTTTGATGATGATGAAAAAGGAATCGAAGTTACTTGGGGTCTTACTAATCATTGGGGAGATTTTAGTCAAGTAAGAGGCAGAATAACCTCAGATGAGTTTCACCGAGCTTTAGATCAAAACTCAAACCCACAACCTAGTTCAGCTCTTAAACCTGAATATGCCTACGACAGAGGCTTTTCTCACTCTGATACAGCTATTAATATATTAGCAAAATATAGCGTACAAGTTGAGAAGCAAGATATTAAAGTAAAAAAAGGTTTTCTAGGCATTGGTTCTAAGGTTAAAGTTAAGAAGTATTATGTAGCTGAAGATAGATTCACAGACCTTGATTTACAACTTCAAGCTAAAACTATACCTATTGTCTATGGGGTTCGCTCCGTGGAAGGTATTCCTGTATTTGCTGATACTAAAAATGATAATAGTGCGGAAGTATATGTTATATATGTAATTAGCGAGGGGGAAATATCTTCTATATATGATTTTTATATAGAAGGTAATAGTATGATTTGTAATAATAAGGCAGATTATGACTCTAGGCACGAACAAAATCCCGATAATACAGTTGAGTACTTATGTTTAGGTAGGTCTGATAGGGGCGATGTACTCGGCGGAGCTTATAGTACAGAAGATAATATACTCCCTTCACCAATTCCTACAGATTTTACAGCTAGAGAAGGCTATCTTAAGTATCTATATGAACAATTTAATTTGCAGGCTTATTATAATTATGTAGAACCTACAGTAGAAGAAAGTGTAGTGGGTGCTGGTATTGTTGGGGGGCAGAGCTTTAAGCTAACTGATCCCCAAGAAATCATTATTGACGTATATACAGGTACACCAACTCAAAAAGCTCCCTCTAATCTAGTAGAAATATCTGAAGCTAATAACTTTAAAATTCAGAACGAATACTGGACTCCAGATAGTCCTTATTCAGAGTATTTTGGGCCAGATCATAGACTTATAGATACCGCTTATGTAGTAACTAAAGTTGTACTGAAAGAAGGTGAAACAACTCTTCCTAGTTTAGAGTTTATTGTACGAGGTAAAATTGTAAATTGCTATAATTATGATTATAGTTATAGACACTATGATAAAGCTACCAGCGAGGACCCCGACAACTTTCTGCTAGGAGATATAGTAGATCTGTATGACTCTAGTGATAATCTTATAGATGCAGGTATTAGACTTATAGATAAATGGACTACTACTAATTATTTGGGGGCTGAGGAGGTAAAATTTAGATTCAATAGACGACCAGATCTTAACTATAGTAATGATGTTCCTACAGTAACTAAATTTTATATGAAAAAAGGTGCAAATACTTGGACCATGATAACATATAATCATCAGGAGATTGCATTTAGTCTAGCTACAAGCTTAAGTGCTACTATAACTTCAACTAGTGTGTCGGGTAGTAGTATAAGATTTAATTATACTACCAATTCGGCCCTATCTGGTCTTATTGGTAATCCTTTAGATGGGAATATACCTACTGTATCTATAGTTTCTAGCTCTGGATCTGATTGGATCTACGATGAAACTTTGAGCAGTCTGGATTTAATTAAGGGTACCGCAGTAGGAACAACAAGTTATACTTCTAAGCTAAATAATAGCACCTATGCTAGTGCTGTAGCTCAAGCAGTTTCAGACTCAGCTAAGCTATATTTTAGAGACATTATTAAGCTTAACTCTAGTGCATCTTCTGTGAATGACTTCTATAAAGGCTATATAATTGAAATATCAAGAATAGATGCTCTTAAGAAAAAAGTAGTTCAGCAGAAAGAAATAATTGCATACAATGGAACTTCGAAAATAGCTGTAATTGATGGTATTTGGGATATTGATTATTATCCCACAGCTGGTGATAATATAGTTATTAAACCAAAGCATCCAGATGGTAGAAGTACTATTAATTTGCCACTACAGTTAATGGATTATATAGGTTCTGATTTATATGGTTTATCTCTAAAACCGGGAGAATTAGTACACTTACCCTCATGGCTAGAATCTGCTAGAAAGGCTGATATTAGATCTGATGTAACAGTTTTAACAACTAATACCTCCCTATCTATAACTACAGTAGATAAAACATATAGATATACTAACGGTAGCCGTATAGTATTTGAAGGTGTTGTAAATGATGTAACAGATAAATATGTTACTTTTACTGATGTTATAGGTAAGCTAACTAATAAGTGGAATAGTTGGAAAGCTTTTCAAACTGGCGATTATTTATATACTGGTAATAATAATGAAGTATATTTAGTAACTGCTCCAGGGGTTTATACTACAGAACCTACGCACACCACAGGTACTGTCTCTGGACTCACTGCAGTCGGATCAATTGATTTAGTATCAATAGATGGGGGTGCTACTTTACATCTAGATATATTTAAAGGCAACCCAGTACAAGCATTAAGAGATGGTGTAAAAGTACCTGGATATTCTTTGTATGACTGTGATGAAGTTAATTATCATAGACTTTTAGGTTGGGATAACCACGAACAGAGAGAGGTAACCACACATCAGGGAAATCTAGTAATAGATACGGCCCAACCTGTGCTAGAAAATGTTAATAGCATGCTAGAGCATTTTGGGGGTATAATCCGTTATAGCTCTGGACTTTATTATTTAGATGTAGAAGATAAAGATGCGGGTCCTGAAACTGAAGATGATGTAAGATATATTACGAAAGATGATATTATTGGTAAAATACGTCTCACAGACGAAGGTACTAGAAGTGCTTATAACTCACTGACAGCTTCTTTTGCTGATCCCGGTAATAAGTACGAAGCTAGAAATATTAGTTTCTTTAACTCTACTTACTTGAAGATAGATAGAAACGTTCCTAAGAAGGGAAATCTCTCTGTACCTGGTATAACTAATTATAATAATACTAGGCAACTCGCTGATAGATTATTAACTAAATCTAGATTTGGCCTTAATATTACGTTTACTATGGTTCCCAAAGGAGTATTATTACTAACAGGCACTGTAATTGCCGTAGATTACCCTAGATATGGTTGGGCTGGGAAGAAGTTCAGAGTAGTTTCTATGAATCTACAAAGTGATACATTAGTAGATGTGGTAGCCGAGGAGTATGACGATAGTTTCTATTCACTTAATAAGTTAAAGAAATCTGCCAATCAAGGACCAGGTTCTTATGCTACGCCTTTGCCAAGTTTAGATGCTCCCTACAATCTAACAGCTACTAGTGAGGATAATATAGAAGGTTATAGTAATGTTGTTCTCTCTTGGGAGAATAGTGTTTCCACTTTAAGCCCCAACATGTATACAGAGCTTTATAGCTCTAGCAGCCCTAATTTACTTTTAACTTTAGTATCTGTTACTAATAGTATATTTACTACTAATACAGCTCATAATTTATATGAGGGAGCACCTGTGATAGCTAAAACTACTGTTGGAGGTATTACGGCAGAAAATACTTATTATGTAAGTGAGGTAGTATCAAATAATAGTTTAAAATTAACACAAGTTATAGGAGGTTCCGACATAGTTGTAGCTGATACACCTGATTTTGGTGCTATAATATTTACGGGGGTACTAATAGCTACCCTCCCCATACCTACAAACTCATATAAGGATCCATTGGATAGTGCTACAGGTCAAATTATTAATTACTACTGGGCAAGACATAGAGTAATAAAGGATTAACTAATGGCAAAAAAAACATATTATTCTTCATTTTTTCCCAACGGATTAGGGGTCAAGGGTAGTGCCATACCTATTATAACCCCTAGTCAAGTAGGAGATCTTGACCTAGTTGCTCAGAACTTTAATAATAGAAATGATAGAATAGCTACAACTGTAGTGGCTCCTACTATTTTAACAGATACAACCTCTATAGATCACATACTTAATGATAATGGCTCTGTAGATATAAGCTTTGAATGGTTATGGTCAGGTACTGAGTCTGATATAGATGGATTTGAGCTTTTCGTTTATTCTAGTACTAGCCCGGCGGCATATACTATAGGTTCTGGTCCTGAAACCAGATTTTTTGTTAATGCCGCGAAGAGAAGTACCCTAATTTTAGGTGTGAGCCCTAATCTATATTATTATGTAGGTGTGCGAGCGTATAGAATAGTTGATCTAGATATTAATGCCAGCGGAGTATTATATTCTGCTTGGGCTAGACCTACATTAACTGAAGAGGACCCTTATAGGCCAGAATCTGTAGCTAACTATGCTGGTAATATCGTGGGTACTATTGCAGGAGTTAATTCTTCCACAGTAGCTAATTACACTAGAAACTTCGATAGAGGTAATTGGTCTTCTGCTACGGTTCAATACTATATTGGAGATGAAGTTTACTATGAAGGATCTACATATGGGTGTTTACAAGATCATGTGAGTTCTGGAGGTAATAGTCCTCCTTCTCTACCTACTACAGAAAACTCCTATTGGAGAGTAAGGGCTAGAGCGGGTGGAGATGGTACTATAGTAGTAAGCGTACTTGCTTATAAACGCTCGGCTACTACACCAACTAATCCGAGTGCTACAGCTACTTATAATTTTGGTACATTTAGCCTATCTGGATTAAATAACGGATGGACTCAAAGTGTTCCAGCAACAGATGGTAACCCTCTTTGGGTTATAGGCGCTACGGCCACTTCTATAGGGGGTACAACAGATACTATTGCTGCTGGGGAATGGTCTTCATCAGTGAAACTAACCCAAGATGGAGATGATGGTGCCCCAGGCGCTGCTGGATCCTCCTTATATACTTGGATCGCTTATGCAGATAGTCCGGACGGCACTCTTAATTTTTCTGTAGGATCTCCCGGAAATAGAACTTTTATTGGTATTGCTACTAATAAAACTAGTGCTACTGAAAGTACAAATCCAATTGACTATACTTGGTCTCAATATAAAGGCCCACCTAACTTTGGGCTTGTAGGATCCAGCGGTATTACTATATCTGGAACTAAAGTTATAAAAACAGGATCTGCGGGCTGGAATGAAGCTGTATATTCTAGTGAAAGTTTTACCGGAGGTGCTTATGTAGGATTTACACCGCTAAGTAATACTAAAGCATTTATGGTAGGTCTTGGCATAGACCCTACCGCAGATAATAATTATACATCTATAGATTATGCTCTTTATTGTGAAGGTGGAGGACAGCTTAGAGTATATAGAAATGGCATAACTACTTCTGGCCTTTTAGGGCCATATATAGCAGGGGATAAACTAGCTGTTCATAGTGATGGTACTTTAGTTAGATATTATCAAAATGGTACAGTTATACATAGCCATACACCAAATGCCTCCAATGAGGTTTTATTTATAGACTCCTCTTTTAATACTACTGGTGAAGCATGCACTATTGACAGTTTCTCTAGTGCAGGTGCTGCCGGTGCCGATGGAGATGATGGAGCTAATGGACTTAACAATGCTTCCGTGGTTCTTTATAGAAGAACTACTAGTACAACTACCCCGACTAAACCAAGTGCTACCTGCACTTATACTTTTAGTACAGGCGTATTAACGGGACAAAATAATAGTTGGACTCAGGCTATGCCAACTACCGGAGGTGAGTATCGCTGGATGATAACAGCTACTGCTGTTTCAATATCTGGTACAGATACAATAGCAGCTACAGAATGGTCAACACCTTCAGTAATGGCTCAAGATGGCGCTGATGGCGCAACCGGGCCTGCTGGTAGAGATGCAGTAGTATTCCAACAGGATACTACTCCTACAGGGCAAGTTGTAGGAGATACCTGGGTTACGGCGAGCTCACCCAGAATATGGAGACGTTGGAATGGGTCTAGCTGGGTTCAGCTACTAGGTAATATAGCGGCGTATGACCAAGTTAGTGCAAGTCAAATGGCTGTAACTCAGCTCAGCGCTATTACAGCGACAATAGGAACCTTAAGAACAGCAGTAACAGGAGCAAGAATGGAGATTAGAGATAACGTGTTAAAAGTATATGATAGTAGTAATGTATTACGAGTTAAATTAGGAAACTTAGCACTATGAGTGAGGGGCTACAAATATTTAATGCTTCCGGCCAACTAGTTATGGATTCTAATGATAGAGTAATAACTATTCTAGGGTCTCATACTACATCAGAGCTGTCAGGTAGTATATCAGTACCCTCTATAGGTAATAGTGGTGGACAGTTTATAATTATACTTGATTGGCCTCCTGGAGATATTGACAGTACAACTTTAGACCCTATACCCATATATTATCCAATTAATTTCAGTTATTCTTATCCAAATATTTCGTGGTCAATACCTTATACTAGATATGGAGAAGTTTTTTATCCTACAACATTCAGATATGGGTATTATTAAATGGCTATAGGTTTTCAAACATTTACCAACAGCGGTATAAAGCAACTCGATGAATCTAACTTTTCCGCTATGTTAGTAGATAAAGCTCCACGCTATATAAGTGGTACCAATGGGCGAACAACTCAATATACAGGTTCTGGAAGTTCTACAGCCAGTGTAGTTATAGGAGATTATTTAGGTGTTTCAGGGTTTCCAGCTTCTAGTATACATAAAGAAGCGGGAGAATTTGTAGCTATTAGTTTCCCTTCAACTGGTCGCGCCGTAGGTTGGTCTAGTATTCCTACACCTATAGGTTTTTCCGATGATTATTATTTTCCTTTTATATGTAGTGGGACCTCAGATCCTGCATTAAGTGGTTATATCTTCAATAAAGCAATCACGTCTACTGGGATAGGTTTAGTTATGTACAATGAATCAGATAATCTTATTTATACAAGTAATCAAAATACAATTCGTGTTGTTGGTATACTAGATGTAAGACCGGAAAATATAGGTATTAGTCTATCTGTAGACTCTTCTAGAGTTTATGCAGCCTTATTTTTACAAAATAATAGATTTCCACCTAGGGTGGGTAATACTCTTAAATATTATGGAGTTGAGAATTCGGGATCTTCTATATATGTAAGACACATATTAGATCAACCAGTACCTTCTTATCACTTAGCTCCCCCGGTTTCAAGTTATATGAATCAAGTAGCCATTATAGATGTAACAGGATATTAAAAAATGAAAAAATTATTATTAATATTAGCGGCTTTTATCAGTATAGGGGCTTCTGATGGTTATACATTTAAAAAAGCAGAGTTTACCCATACTGAAGTTGCTATAAAAGTTATAGTACACAGGGATCAAGCAGCTTTAGAGGAAGAGGCTATTAAGTTAGACGCCCCCACCTCATTAGATGATCGTATTAATGCTTTTAGTATAATTAAAGGCAAGACTTGTGAAATTCACATGCTCAACCCTAAATATAGGTATAAACCTGAGTTGATTGGGCATGAGTTTTTACATTGCGTTTATGGACGTTGGCATGATTAAGGAGAATCTATGTATATTTTAAAAGAAGCAGAAACCCCTCAAGGTATAAGTCTATCAACCCATAGACTTAGTAAAATAGAATTTATAGGAGGGCAACTAATAGCTACCTTTAATAGTTTTGCTAATGAAACATCCGAACTAGTTGGGTGGCAGGATACTCATACAATATATAATCCATTAATAACTAATAGTTATTTAGATGACTGGGTATATAATTGGGCTATATCTTCTCAGGGATGTTTTCCGGGAGGTACTCTAGTAGAAGATCCTACTGATCTTGACTTACTTAAAACAAATATAAAAAATAATATAAATAACATATTAAATACTAAGTTCACCGT